AGCTGCCGATGCAGACTGTTGAGCTGCTTCTTCTGACCCCGAAGCTGCCGCTGCAGACTGTTGAGCTGCTGCTTCTGACCCCGAAGCTGCCGTTGCAGCCTGTTGAGCTGCTGCTTCTGCATCCGCTACAGTTTGTTGTACCTGTGCAACGGTTTGTTGCCCTAATAAAGCTGCACTCGTAAAGCCTGCGCCTTGAGCATCACTATAAAAATATTGTGTTCTTATAGTACCGTTTGTTAAATCAAAGAAAGATCCAGCACTAGTGTAATCATTTCCTTCAGTATACTGAGTTCCTTGACTTGAAATTCTTCCCGTATAGATATTAGATCCATCAATTTGAGTTGAGTCAGGAGTAGTAAGAGACGTAAACGTAACAAGATTCTGGAAACCTATACCTTTTACAGCGTTACTGCCAGCAGTAGGATTTAAAACTTTATCTGTGCTCGAGTAGGAATCAGTTGCTGCTGTGTAAGTCCCGGACTCTGTCATTGTATAAGTATAGTACCAATACGTATTTGTTGTACCTGCTTCAAAAGTCGGAGGAGAGATACTCCATCCAGAAGGGGCTGTTACTACCCCTGTGCCCCAATCAATAGAAAGGTTCGATGCAGAAGGTACGGTAGGCGCAGTTGACTGAGCTGTACTATAGTAAATATACCCTGTTACTATACGAGGACCTCTAACTCCTGGGTCTCCTTCTCCAGGTTGTCCGTCAACTCTAGTAGCAAATACAACAGGAGTGCCCCAAGTAATAGGTGCGGCAGTAGCTCGTGGAGACCCCGCTGCTGTTCCTACAACTACATAAACGACGTCTCCATTGTTAGCTAAGCCTGGAGGATTTATACTCCAATCGGCAGAGGAAGTAGTCAAAGTAGAAGTAGTAAAATTATAGCTACCTCCTGTTGTTCCTCCGTCACTAGAGTTTAGCCTATACTGGGCTACTTCTGCAACAGCCGTTCCTTCTGCTTGATAAGGGGCTCCCCACGTCCAAGCATCCGTGTCCGGATTATATGTTCCAGCAGAGGCCCAAAGAAGATCTGTACCTGTAGGAGGACTATCAAACCAATTATCGGGTATACCATCTCCATTTGTATCAGTTGTTGGGGTACCGGGATTAGTAGCAGACCTTCTAAATATTATATTTGTACTAGTGCCATCTTGTCTCTTTAGGTACTCTACGGCATCACCCCAAGTAATAGGTGCGGCAGTAGCTCCGGGAGTTCCCGTTGCTGTACCTGCAATAACCCATACTGTAGCCCCAGAAGATATGCTAGTGGGAGGATTTAAATCCCAGCCAGTAGGAGGAGTAAGAGTATTTGTAGTAAAATTATAGCTTCCTGTGTCATTTCGTACATCGCTTCCCTCTCTATACGCATACACTTCTACTGCATTTACGCTTTGTACAATATAAGGAGTTTGCCACGTAAAGGTTGAAGCTCCAACAGCTTTTACGCCTGAGGAAGCCCAAAGCTGTGTGGATCCATCCGTTTCTTCGTCAGGTGGATTATCAAACCACCCTTCTCCGCTAGGAACTCCAATAGAGGGGTCAGGAGTAGTAGGAGCTGTATCAGTTACTGCAACGCGTTTAAATACTACATTAGTACTTTGTCCGGTCTGTCCTGCTTTAGACAAAGAAAAAGTTTGTTTTACGCTTCCTAGCGAAACGTCTTCTATTACTAGCGGATACTCAATAGAAGCGGTATCCTCCAGCATTGCTGAATGATCCGCTGTAGTATATATACCATTCGTAGTAGAGACTACACCTCCAAAAGTAATATTAGTTGCTACGGGGGTGCTTACAGAAAAAGTATCTGCTCCTGTGCCGTAAGTGAGCTGAGTCGCGCCTCTATAAACTTCAATAGAAGTGCCAGAACCTGTGTAGTCTGCATTATTACCATTAAAATCTGAAGGTATTGTATGAGCGGAGTTTGTTACAATTACGGTGTACCCGTCAATTCCATCCTCCCCATCTGCCCCTTCTGCTACTTTAAAAATACTAATAGTATCAAAGGCTACTTCGGTATTAGGCTCTACCGCTTCAGCGACAGAAACTCTAACTGTGTAAGGATTAACAGCCCAATCAGCTGGGTCTGTAGGAATTACAAAAGAGGCCGTATTATTTGTACTCTCGTATGTAGCATCATCAAGAACACCTACAGTGACTCCGTCCCCTCCTCCAGTTATTTTATATAAAGGCTCGTTAAAGTTTTGAGCAATTGCAGTTAAAGTTACAGATCCGGCAGGGGAAGGAGTAAATCCTCCGCTACCAGTAGGAGTATATACAATAGAATAATCCTCAGAAGTAAGTTTTACTGCCCTTGCATTTTCTCCGTTCGAGCCGGTCACAAAGGAGTATATATTTTTAGGTTCGGACCAGTCATCTGAGGCTACCGCGGCAGCATCAGCATTAGAAATTGCAGCAGCACTTGTTCTCCATATGTAAGGGTTTTCTGCATTAGGCTCAAAAGTTTGCTGGCTCCAGCCTTGTAAATCCCCAGAAAGTACTCCCGTACTAAAATTATATTGTGTAGTGCCAGAGGGTACAGGAGGCACATCTGGAACACCTCCGGTTTCTGTAGAAGTTCTTATAAACAGCTCTACAGTCGCGGTATTTAAACCATCTGTACCAGAAAATTGAATGGGAGAGGTAAACTCAGGTGGCTGAATAAGGTCTGTTGCTGAGGTGGAGTTGGCTGTAGCTCCTATTATCCACACTTGTTTTCTTGAAGTAAGAACGCCGTCCGCAGTAAGATCTACAAGATTAACATCTGTATACCAGCCTCCCAAACCTTGGGAATATTTTGTAGGCGTAGGAGATGTATCAAGTATAATACTGCCAGTTGACATGTCTACTTCTACAGGAAGGGCTCCTGCTTCATTTTCATATTCTGCTGGTTTGCCTACAGAAGCCTTGTATAAATACACCAACGAGGAAGAGGAACCTAAAGTACCTCCTTTTGCTTTTGAAAAGGTTTGATACTTTCTTATCTGCTTAACGCTAGCTACAGAACCAGGACCTGGAATTCCTATGGTAATTATATACTCTAGTAGCTCATTATCTTCAGAGGAGGATAAAAATACATGATCACTTACTACAGGTATTGCTTGCCCTACAAAAGAGGAAGATATACCTCCTGCAATAATATCGGAGTTTGAAAGAATGTCTACTCTAAAAAACCCTTCTTCGGGGGAGGCAGCTTCCGTGTATAAAAAATTTGTAGCCCCTTGAAATACCTCAATCGAAGTGCCAGAGCCCGGAGCAGGCGTAGTATGGGGGTCTTCCCCCACATTGACAAAAGGTATGCCTTCGTTATTACACGATATAGAGTGCGAATCGTTGGGCATAGATACAGATATAGCATCTGAACCTGCATAAACAGCAATAATTGATACAGAATCTCCTGCTACAATATTTTCCGCAGGTACTTCTTGTCCCAAAACCCAACCTTCTGGCATAATAGCAACTTCTACGGAAATTACTACAGAGCCCCCTGTATCTCCGAATACGGTAGACATATTCTCTGGTACATTAAAGAAATTAGTATTATTTTCTGTCCAGTCAGAACCTCCGCTAGCGTTTGTAAATCTAAATAAGGGGGTCGAAACATTTGTTGTAACTGTTAAATCAATATCAGAATCTGCAGTATTATTATTAAACTGAGGATTTTGTCCTACTGCATCATAAACTATAGAATAATCTTCCGCATCTAAACGAGCAACTCTTCCGTCCTCTCCAAAAGCTCCATTAGATATAGGAATAAAAGTAAAGGTACCCTGTGCTCTTTTAGTTACATCCCCAATAGCATAGGATTCAGTAACAACTACAGAAATTTTAGTAGGCCCATCAGCTAAAAGACTAGAAGCGGTTCCTCCTTGAAGATCTAAATGTACAATTGTATCATATCTACTACCATTATTAGGTTGTTGAGGGGTTGTAGGCAGCTCTTGATTAAATGCCATTCCATTTATGCTATAAGAAAGCTCATATATAGGATCATCAAATCCTATTGCTTGTGCACTGAAATTAATAGTTGTAGGCGTATCTTCAGTAGGTATTAAGCTCCCTTCTTCGGACCTATCAAAAGTTATAAATGGAGTATCTGAATCTAGAATTACTTCTCTGGCTCCCAAGCTGAGAGCAGGATCCACAGTCATGTAGCTTATAAAAGTATCGTTGGTTACTTTTCCTACTAAAAAATCTCTATTAAAATCAACGTTTAATCTATCTACCCATAAAGGACCTGTATACGTATTTCCTTCAAGATCAAGAGGTTTATCTAAGTAGATTGCTTTCTGAGTTACATAAGCTACTTTGTACGCTTTGGACTCTATAAATACTGTATTTGTTACTTCGACGCTATAAGTACCGGCGGTAAAATTTACAGCCGGGGCGTTTGCAAATAAAATATTAGAGCCGTTCTCTCCAGTTACGGTGTCCCCCGTCCCGCCTTTTGGAGTCCATAAACCTCCAAAGGGACTAAGCTGGACTATATCATTTGTAAGGTCGCTAAATATATATCCAGGCGGGGTATAGGGCCAAGGAATAAGTCCTACATCATACCAAATATCATATTTTGAGTTGTAATTAACGGCCCTAAGATATGGGGTGCTATTAGAGAGATCCGCCATTATATACACTGTATCTGAAACTCTGGCTAATTCTGTAAAAAGTACAGTTTCGAAAGGAGGCTCCTGTCCAAGGTCAGGCTCTACCCAAGTGTAGTTCTCACCAGTACTTAAATATATAAAATCATCTTTTTTGTTTGTAAGATACCAGTACTTTTCACCTTCTTCGGTTCCTGGCTCAATCCCCGAATGGTTTTGCAGTGCATAATATAAATTACCATTATGAGTTGCAGCTACAGCAAAATTTACTGGATAACTCTGAAGCGTAACTGGTTCATAGTACTCAGTAGGGTCCCAAGCTGCTATAGGAAAGGTGCCTATACCGCTAAAACTATCTAGTCTGGAGCCCAACCGATCAAGTACGAAAGTAGGGAAATCTATCGTTGTTAGAGTAGCTTCTATATTATTGGTGTTCGCAACAACTAAAGATTCCTCTAAAGGGTTCAAAGCATAGTAAAGGTTTATATAGGAGGAGCCCAGCTCTGGGTCTTCCGTAACTTGTAGACCGATAGCGTGGCTTGCAAGACCTCCTTTTATCATTCCATAAAGTCGTTCTGAAGGCCCGCCAAAATAGTCTGTTATTTCTGCAACTACCTTAAAAGGTTTAGAAGTTTTACCAAGACTGCTACGAGTTCTCAAATAAAAAGTATACTCGCCATCAGAAACGCCCGTAAAGTTATAAGAAGTGTCCGTTACATTCACAGACACTGGGCTAGGAATAGAGGGTACATTATGCTCTATTTCCACACCTACTACATACTGTGAGTCTGGCAATTCCCAAGTAAGAATAAATTCTTCTCCAGGAGTATCATACTTAGGCGTTCTTAATATATACGCATTCGTTACTGTTGGCAACTCTACAGAAGGCTCAGAAGGCTCAGGAAGAGCCAAAGTAAAGTCGTTGTCTATAACATCAAACTTACTTTCATAATATTCAACAGCTACAATACTATATGCATTGTCGCTGTCTTCCTGAATGGACATAATTTTGTATTCTTTATACGAAGAAAGAACGGGTCCATCATTATCTATTTTTACTGCCCAGATTTGTCCAGTCATATCAGCATATGAGTCTATCTCAGAAGATAAATCTCTATCTAATACAATAGTATTTCCATTAATTGCAGTAATATCAGAATTAATAATAGTAGTAGAATTATTATACTGAATTGAAGCATCGGCTTCAGCAATGGCTGTCCGTATTTCACTTTCCGAAGAGCTAGAGTTTAAGCCTAATTGAGCCAAAGGAATAGAATCACCTCTTTTGTACCCATTCCATTCAGTCTCTTGAGACAGCGTGAGAGAAATTTTTGGAACAACTACAGAAAAGGTTTGAGTACCTTGAATAGTGGTAAGTTCTGAATCTAATACTACCTCAGTAACTCCTCCTTGGGTAGAAGCACTAGATATTCTACCGCTATTTCGTATAGAAAAGTCGTGAGAATCTTCTACATTAATAATGTCTCCCGGCGCTAAAAATGCTGCGTTAATTGCTGTTTTAAATGATACAATCTCAGTCTGGTTAACAGCAGTCCATAGTTTCCACCTTCCATAACGAATTGCTTGACCTTGTGATGTACACCCAAAAGCAACTGCATTTTCTTTTATTATTTTGCCTGTCTTAATTATATTTTCTCTATCCTCTACAAGAATAGGCTCTAGCTTATAATCTGATTCTGGATTATTCCAAGTTACAATTACTTGATTTACACGAGTTTTACTACCTGTTCCTTCGTAATTAAATTTACCATCTTCTACGTTTGCACGAGAAAAGTTATACACAGGAGCTTTCTTTTCATCTATTACAGGAAATAAAGTTCCGTCCGCCCAATATAACATTCCTCTAAATATAGTGGCCATGTCTTTCAGGACTTTGTACGCATCTGTAGCTTTTGTTAGATATAAATTAGCAGTAAATCTAGGCTCCCAACCGCCTTTACCGTTTGGAACTGGCTCATCGCAGTATCTAGCTATTTTGTATAAAGAGTATTTATCTATGTCTTGTTCTTCTAAAAAAGCTCCTAGACCATATCTGTTATTAACAAGAATATCATAAAATACCCAAGCAGGGTTATGTGTATAAGTAAGCTCTACCTCTCCGCTTGAGTTTCTCTTCCAGTCGCCATCCCATATGCCAGAGTATAGACTATCTAAAGAATATTTAGTATCGAAAGACGTTTGAGTAGTCGGACTATAATTACTAGGTATTCGTACTTTCATGCCATAGCATTCATAAGTACGAGTCGGCATACTTGAAAACTGTTTAGCATTAAAAGTAACATGTCCTACAGCAGAATAGGGATAATTTAATTTTTCTTTAATTACACCTAAAACTTGAGATAAGGCGCCAGATTGAACAGATTGCCACTTGTCTACATCAGGGCCTCTCCAAGTTAGACCAGGCCACCGGTGGCCCCGTCCTTTATTATCGCCGGTCGAATTCGCCGAGTTAGTCAGTCGCGTGACTTTTATTTGAAAATTGCCGAAAGGTTGATAAGGCTCAAGATTTATAGTATGTGAATAAGAGACTGCTGAAGTATTCTTGCCTCCATGAGCAAATATATAATCGTTTACCGACGCGGGGAAAGATCCAGAAATTCCATTTGTAGTCCAATTTTGCGAAAGTTCAGCGTGTAATTTAGAGTCTAGTAAGAGATTTCCTTTTAATTTTTCGAATTGAAATCCGTTACCATCATCCCTATCTATACCTATTTCTATAAGGTATCCTGCTCCTGCAGCCTCTCTACCACCTTTTTGAGTATTTGTTAAATATAGTCCTGAAGGATACCTAAATACTAGGTCTACTAAATCTATTTCGGAGGCTTGAGCACCTGTTATACCTTGTGTAGTTACACTTTGAGAAATTCCTAGCTCTAGCGGTACTCCTGAAGCCAGATTTATAGTAGTTGTACCTGCTGAACCTCTTAAAGACTGTATTGGCTCTTGATTAAGGGTTCCAGGCCTAAATTGATACGCAGAACTACTATACTTTTTAAGATCAGCAATATTGGCCGCCTCTACTCCAGGTTTTGTTAGTGCGTATTTTTTATTTGTAAAAGAGACGGGTAAAGAATTTACTAAAGTTGCATAGGCTCCAGAAACCGAAGCAATTTCAAAAAAAGTGCCTATACTTAAACTTGCAGAAAGGTCCGAAAGATTTTCTGCTAAATTTTGAAATGTAAACGCAAATCCTTTAAGGCCCAGAGTTACTTGAGCATTAGTATAATCTAAATCAATTATATAAGTTTCAGAATACTCAAAGTCTCCTCCTAAATTTAATCTGCAGATAGATTTTCTATCTGAAAGATTCTCAGAGTTTATTCGAGTATCTATATTTTTAGTCCAAGAAGGCGGAAGCGAAGAGAATCCGCCAAGAACTACTGAAAGGGAGAAGCCCGTTTGAGAAAATTCAACTACAGATAAGTTAGAGAACGAGAGAATATCTTCTACAAATAGAAAACCTCCCCCATATAAGGATAGATCTCTAGAATTAGAAAGAGGCCCCGCAGTTGTTCCTGATCCTGATATAACATCTGTGTCTCCTTCCGAGACATAACCTATTTCTTCTTCTGAGAATATCGGGTCATTATTTAGATATATACTATCCCCACCCTTTACTAAGCCACCTATAGGGCCTTCTGAAATAAGATCGGTAACAGAAATAATCTGCTCGGTAAATCCAAAAGGGGCAGAATTTATAGAGTTATTATTGCTTGAGGCTTGTCTACGGTCACTTGAATTTATTGAACTTCTGCTCATTTAATCTTTCCTTAATCTATAGATATTGGGCCAAAAAAGTTTTTTCCGCCCCAAGTTAAATCTAAATCTATCACTTCGCCGCCTGGCAGTGTTATGGAGGAGCCTCCGCTTACAGAAGAGGCTGCAGCTGCATCAAAACTAATAGGTTGTCCAGGTACTCTTAATTTTCCATATAATACAGGAACTGGATCTCCTTCAATTATGTTTTGTTCCGCTCCATTAAATAGGTATGATTGTTCTTGATCATTATCGGTTGCAGGATCGGGTGCCATTAGTTGCATTATACCAGTTAATGCTAGGTTTACGGCTACAGCCCCTGCAAAATATACAGCCGCGGTGGCAGTTTTGCCCAATTCTGCAAAAGCTACTTCCCACCCAACAGTACCTCCACTAGTAACTATCAAATAAGTAGCAACTACAATAGCTATCGCTGCAAGAATTTTTGACCCCCCACTTTTTGAACCCGCGGGAACAGGAGTAATGGTTATGTCTCCTTCTGAGATATTCATTAATAGTTCTTCTTGATACTCTAAGCACTCTCCAGCTATATCTATTTCAAATCCTACGTCTTTTTCGTGCTGTTCTATTAAGTACTTTTGAAAGTCTGGAAAATTTGCATCCAGACAGCGAAATACTTCTGCAGGAGTCTCTGCTACTATCTCAAGCTCACGAATAAATTTATGCCCAAGCTCTCCTTCTAAAAATATTTTACGTTTCATATCTGTACGCTTCCACTAAAAATTTGATCCACAAAGGATACAAGCTTTCTCTGCAAGATAACCTATTTACTGCGTGATGATAAAAAGTTTCGTTACCTAAATAAACCCCGCAATGGTTTGGCACCTCTGAGTTATTTTGAAATAAAAGTATATCATTTTTTTGGACTTCTTGCAAGGAAATTTTTTTGAACCCCCACTCGGCCATAAGCTCTTCGCAAAAATAATTTAAACCTTTTTCCCACCAGTCGTCTTCAAAAGCTATACGATGTGGTATAGTTATATTTTCTCTCTTTAAAAAATCTCTGGCGGCTTCGAAACAATCATATTTGCCAAATATATATTCTCTTCCATAAAGTTCTGTAACATCGGTGTCGGGCTGCTGTATATGTAAGTCCATAGTAGGATAGCTAAATATATAATATGGAATGCCTAAGGAGTTGCAGTAGTTTATATCGTGCTCACTGGGCTCACAGCTACTATCTGGATGACTGTGTACTATTGCTATAATATCTGAGGTTCTATGTATTTTTAGATATTCTTGGGAGTCAAATATAAAGTCTTCGTCATTAGAAGCTATATTTTTACAAGGCACCCAACTAGCTTTTCCTTTTACTACTGTTATTAAGCCACAGCCTTCTTTTGGGTACTCTTTTTCAAAGTGTTGTTGTATTTCTTCTAGAAAATTAAGTATCATCGGAACTTTCGGGTTCCTGGAAACCCTCCAAAAGGCAATGTAATAGTAGTATCATACTTACTAGGGCTGGGTACGTTATAGGCTCCAGTTCCGTCATAAGTTCGAACTACTTGAAATCTGCACTTACAAGAAGATAGAAGTTTACCGCAAACATCACCTTCTACCCATACAGTATAGTCTGTGCCAGGAACTACTCCTCTATTATTTTTTATGGTTCTCCATACTTTACTATTATATCTTACATAATTACTATTTCTAGAGTCCTCACTATTAACATAATAATTAGTATTACTATCCCAGTCTGTGAAATTTCTATAAATTTGCCAATATAAAGTATTTGATAAGTTAATATTTGCAGGAACATCTGCTTTTGCTAAGTAGAATCTATAAAATGTTACTCCATCAATAAGCTCAGGTACATACACCGCATCGTCTTTTGAGTATGTAGAAGCCGGATCATGCGGAGGCGCTCCATCTTCGCTGCCACTCATATTCTGTAAATAAACTAAGTAACAAATAGGTTCATCGTCCACCGTAAAATAAAAACTTTGTGGGCCTGCATTTGACCATTCTCCGTTAATTTTTTCTGGATGTATAATTTGATTAGAATCTGTCCAGGAACATGCACTAGCTACGTCTTCCGTACTTGCGTTATACCCTTTATACAGCCAAGGGCAATACTTTCCTACTACATTTCTGTAAGGTAATCGTGTGCCTCCAAGATCAAAAGGGGACGCCAACTCTAATTCTACACTAATATCGTTCTTTGAGGCCAGTCTATCGACCAAATATACAGCTTTAGGGAGTTCGTAAGGAGAGGGAGCAGGCACAGACTCTGTACCTATATCAATATATTTTGATAAAGTTTTAATTCTTGTAACTCTTGCCCCAACTAAATCATCGAGTTTAAAGTTAGGTATATTCTCGGCGGCCAACAATTGACGGAACTTAGATTGACTATCTAAAATAGAATCAACATTAGGAATAATTAGAGATGGTCGAGTTTGAGCCCCTTCAGAAGTAATTTCTAGTTTGTCCATTCCGATAGGAAATGCGTGATATGTATTCCCTCCAAAGATAATATCTTCGCTAGTGTTTTCTGGATGGAGCCTTAGAGTTATTTGTGACTCTTGTAACGTTATCTCAAATAGCGATATTACGCCAGAGTCCAAATTTAAACTTTCTGTATCTTTTGCAATTATGTCACTCATGGTTCATAAACTCTTCTAAACTGTGCTGATAAAGAATAAACGTCTTCATATTGGTAAGTAATATTAAAGTTGTCACACACTACTTTTACAGTATCTTCATCTATATTAAAGTCAAAACTAAGAGCTGCGTTAGCATTTAAATAATCTTCAATTACTTGAATTTCGTCAGCCGCTCTATTTCTAAAAGATAAATTATATACGTCTCTTTGAGTATTTATACCGTCTAATACCCGTTGCTCATATCCGTCTCCAAAACTAATTTTTAAAACTTTTTGGGAAGTGTCTCTAGTTACTCCTTTATCTACAGCAAAAGCTTTTGGAGTCCCAAGATCTGGATTATAACTAATAAGTTTTGTTACTGGATCTTCTAGTACGGGTATTGTTATGTTATAATTTTTTGCCATTTACGCGACTCCATAAGGGTTTAATATTCCGCCCGAACGTTTTTGATTCTGAAGTTCTTTTTGTACTGCAGAGGCTATTAGTCTTCCAATATTTTCTCCCTGAGAGGAGTCAGATTGAGAAGTTTGCTGCGAGTTTCCATTACTATCCATACTAACATTTACGGTTACATTATTCATTTGCTGACCGCCACCTTTAAATTCTACAGGAATAGAACGATTATTGGGAAGAGGTACTACTGCTTCTGTTCCGTGTAGTACTGCGGGATATCCTCGTTGAGGGCCTGCTAAAACTCCACCCATAGCCATTTTAGGGGCTTCTGATATTCCTCCATATCGAAACGGAGAAGCATCAAAAAACCCACCAGCTCCTGCATTTTGACTTGCAAAATCAAATTCTCCACCACCTCCAAAGGCACTAATTCCAGCCTGTATAGCTTTAAATACTAGCATTTTTGCTATCATTTTTGCCAGATCTTGCAATATTGAGACTGCTAAGTTTGCAAAAGCTTGTTTAACACTTAAAGTACCTGTTATGATTCCTGCAAAAGCATTTTCAAATCCAGTATACACTGAAGAGTAAACGGATGCTAATCCTTCAGTTACTAACTGTAGTTCATATTGCTCTTCTGTCAAAGCCCTAATTTCTTCTTTTTGTAGTTGAGACAGACTTATTCCCTGTTGTTGTGCTTGTATAAATATTTCTTGGGCCTGCTGCTCCGCAGGGTTTATAGAAAGAGAAGCTAAGCGTGCTTGAGTTAATTGTTTTTGGGTTCTTAAACTTCTTAATAGCGCCTCATCCCTTTCGCCAAATCGTTCTATTTCAAGCTCTGCTAGCTTAACTCCTTGTATTGCATTGCTCTGCTCTTTTCTAGCTGCTGCTAGCTCTTCATCCGAGCCTCCGCGGGCTCCTATAAAATTAAGTCCTTGGACTTCAGCAAATTTAGCCGCAGCAGACGCCTGACGTTGTGCTGCGAGTGCTAAGTTTTCCTCTAAAATCTTAGACTGAACTTCTGCGCTACGAGTTGCTTGCTCAAATCCGAATAGTCCTCCGATACCGCTATCTACCCTTTTCTTCTGTAAAGTAAGAGCATTTATATTTCTTTGCACTTCTAGTTCTTTATTCTTTATAGTTAATAGCTGCTCTTCAAATCTTATAGCATCAATTACGTATCCGTTTCTTTCATTTTCAAGATTAATATTTTCTTCGAGTATCTTTGACTCTACTTGTAGCTGGTAAACTTTTAAAGCTGCTGATTTTATCTGCTCGTCCGTGCCTTGTTCAACGGCTGCCTGTAATTCTGCTTCTGCAGCTAGTTGTTTGGCTTGTATGTTTAGTTTTTGGTTGTCTTGTTGTAATGATTTAGACTCTATATTTTTTATTTTATCTGCAACTGTAATACCAAGTGTCTGGGCTTGGGCAAATTTAAGTTTATTAAAAACCTGTCTTGCAGTAATATTATCTAAGTCTTTTTCAATTTTTGTAAAATTAGTAGCTAAAGCATTTATGTAATTTTGCTGTTGCCCAAGGGCGACTAGTTCTTCTTGAATTTGCTTAGCATTATTTTCAGCTTCTACATAAGCAGCCCCTGTTCTACCTACTTCGGCAGCTAAGGCCTCTGCGGTTTGTTTTGCTAATTTTAACTCTCTCTGCGCTTGCTTGACACTTTTGCCTAGAAAGCCTCCTGCTTTTGCTACCTCTTCTTGGGCCTGTTTTACTTTCTCTACCCCTCTTGTTGCAGCGGCAGTTGCTGCTTCAAATTCAGCTCTAGTGGCTCCTACATCTGCTCCCTTGCGAGAGGCTTCTCTATTTGCGGCGGATACTACAGTGTTAATATTCTCTGCGGCCGCCCTCGCAGAGCTGGCAAGATTAGAGAAAGGGTTCTGGGTTATAGAAGAGGAGGTTTTTGAGAGCTCAGTATTTAATGTTTGTTGTACTTCTTGCATACGCTGTGCAGCCGAAGATGCTGTTACATAGTCTTCTACTAAACTACTTAATTGTCCTTTTAGACCTGCGGATAACGTGCCGGTCTTTTTAAACTCCTGCCCCAAAGACTTTAATCCAGGTATTAAAGGAGATAATGTATCGAAGGTTTGCTGAAGGCCAGATCTTGCTTTTTGATATCTGTCTTCTCCAACAACGTTTATATCTATGTTTTCGAACTCTTTTAACCTACTTAAAATATTTGCAGTATTTAAGGCGTTTCCTGTTGCAGTTATAGTTTCGGTTAAACCTAATAAGTTTTGAAAGTCTACTTTTGCAACCCCTTGAAGTTCTTCATTAAGAGTTTTACCAGATTCTATAAATTTATCTGTTGCCTCCCTAGCTTCCTTTATTTTTTCAGGTATAGGGAAAAAGAATCTATATACCTCTGCACTAAAAGAAACCACCAAGGTGATCAATCCTATCCAGCCCAAAGCCGCCGATAAAGCTGCTCCTGCAGAAGCTGCAAGACTAGTAAGACTTACTATCCCAGTTTTCACTACCCCTAAAGCTCTGGTAGCTTGGACACCATATAGTTTAACTTGAGCCCCCATTCTTGCCCAACTAAGTTTGTGCTTACTTTCAAAACTAGTTAGTATTTGAACCCTTTTGTTATAAGAAGCCCTTAAATCTGCTACTTGTTGAGCATTGTAACCTTTTAACTTACCTGTAGTTACTTTACCAAACTTATCTATATTTGCTTCTGCTCCGTCTAGTATCTTTTTTGCCTGTCTCTGAGCGGCTTTTGAGTCTGTTTCATTAAGCAAAAACTCAAAACCTCCCTGTCCAGTTTTAGTTTTAGGCTGGTCTCCTATTAATTTTTCTGCACTTTTTGCGGTTTGCTTCAGAGCTTCTGCCTGTGTTTGTGAAAACTCTTGTACTTTTTTCTTCGCCTTGTCTAATTTATAATTATATACTTTTAATACTCTTTCTTGTCTCTTTAGGCTTTGCTCTGCGGCATCTCCCCATTCTTTAAAATTAGGCAGAATTTGTTTAATTATTGGAAGAGCTACTAGTCCAAGGGCGGCTGTTAAAGCATAAGTATTTTTGCTTAAAAAATCAAATACAGGACGAAGACCTTCTATTAGTCCGGATTTAAAAGTGTTTATAAGAGTATCAAAGCTTGTCACAAAACGATTCAAAGATGCAGCAGAAGGATCCATAATCTCTTCTATCTGTCCAAATTTTTTCTCTGCTTGAGTAAGGACTTCATTTGCTACTGCTTGGCTTCTTTCAAATGCTGTCAAATCGTCTTTAGCTTTGCCAATAGCAAGAGCGTATTTTTCTGTTGCTGTTTCAAGACGTAAAATAATTCCTAATTCGTCTAGTAATTCTGGTTCCGCTTTTGTTACACCTCTTACCAAACGATTAAAAGAGTCTGTTAAATCCCTTCCAAGAGCAATAGAGGCATTTTTAGCAGCAGAACCTAGCCTGTTTAGCTGGTCTGGAGAAAGCCCGGAAGCTGTTCCTATAGCTGCAGCTTTTGCTGCTTCTGCATAAGTTAACTGCCCTGCTGTAGCATCTTTTATGCTATTTGTAATTGTTTTATACGCTACGCCTGTGGTAGCTGCTAAAGCCTCTTGACCAGCAATAAGATTAGAAATATCACTAGCAGATTTAAGAAATTGAAACGCTGCACTAACAGCAAAGACTTGTGCAGCCACAGTGGCATAAATGCCGACTAAGCCTCCCATACCTTGTTGCATTTTAGAGAAAGCTTTAGTTGTATTATTTGTAGCTCCTGCCGCTCCTTTTATGTTACGGTCATATTGCCGAGCAGACTTAGCAGTTTTGTCAAGACTTTCTGAGGCTTTTTTCGCATTCATAGCCACCTTTTTAGTGGTGCCTTTGTCATCTACCTCTAAATCTAATTCAATTTTATTTTTAGCCATCAGCCTTGAACATTATGGGTGTAATTTCTTCCACCGCTTGCTTTCGCTTTTCTTTCGTCTGCTTTCCGCTTTCGCTCTGCTTCTTCGGCCCTATATGATACAAGAAGCTGTTCGTAGGTTTTCATAAAAAATAAAACTACTTTTGTATTCTCTACTTCGTAAAGCTCGAATAAATAATCTAGTCCTTCCCAGTGCTTTCCCATATACGTACCAGAATTTCCTTCCCAATAATCTGATAATAAAGAAAACACAAAAAATGCCACTTGAACCTCTTCAGGAAAATCTGAATAGGTTAGCGGCATTTTGGCAGGGTCGGGCTCTTGACCTAACTGTTCACAAATAGTTAGATACTTTTCTACGCTATGGTTTGAATGGCTTTCTTTTACAAATCTCTCAAGTAACCTTTGTAGTTCAGTTACTTGTTCCTCGTAAAATTTTCCAAGTCTCCCACAGTTTCGGTTACCCAAGTGTCAAACTCTGCAGAATTCTTCATTAGAGTCTCTGCATTATCATGGGTAAAAAGCAGTTCATCGTCCGGGTCTAAAGAATCCACATCTACCAAAAGAAGCTCTTCTAGGTAACGATATTTTAATCCCTTCCATCCTTTGATTACTGCAGTAACATATTCGGTTAAAAACCGTTCTTCGTCTAGAATCTCTTCAGGTTGTCGAGTCTTTTTATTAAACTTTGTAGTTACACACTTTTTTCGTAACTTTAGCAGCTCTTCCCTGCCTAAGTAGCATAAATCGACAGTAAAGCCGGAATACCCAGCATAATCAATACTAACAGTTTTACTTGGAGTCATTAGACTCGCTAAAGAAATGGGTGAATCGCTCATTTAAACCTCGTTTGTTATTCTGTGAAAAAGTTGAATTTTTATAATGTATAGTATACTGAAGACCACCATAAAAGTCAAGAATCATTTTTTATAGGGGTAATAAAAAACCCGCCGAAGCGGGTTTAATATTATTATATATTGAATTTATAATGTAGCACCAAAGTAAGTCAAAGTAAATTCGTCAGCTTTATCAAAGTCTTCTGTATAAGCACCAAAGCCAGTCTCTACAGAAATTACGTCTTCAATAGAGTGTGTAGGTACTTCGATGTGTACTTTCGGACAAGTTACATAAAGTCGAGGAGTTCCAGCAACCCCGCCACCGATTTGGAAAGTTACTTGGAAATCATTTACAACCTTATCCAAACCTTTTCCTACAGTGGTCATATCATTAAATAAATCTACTGAAGTGCCCTTATTTGCCCCCGTAGTATCAAGAGTTAGATAGCAAGTAAAATTACCAGTTACTGTACGTCCACCTGTAACACCCTCAATAGGTACGTTTACCTGTCCAAGTTCTTCTGGTACAAGATAAGTAATGTTATTTGTAACTGTAATGTTGCCACCAGTAAGAGTCAAGTTGTACTCTCCTGAAGGAAATGCAGTAGTGTCCGTAGTAGATACTTGCATTTGAGTAATACGATTACGGATAAAGGTACTAGTTGAATCTACTGCGGTATCGATTGCCATTACTCCGGTATTGGCGTCAGTTGCAATACCTAATTTATTATCATCAGAGCTATTAATAATTACTTCTGGTACGTCTCGTCCAGTAAAACTATTTCCAGCCTGAACAAAAACATCTCCTGCAGACTGTAAATCAATAATATTTTTTGCGAAACCGGTCCAGTTAATAGTAGCAATTCCATCTACCTCAAAGTCGATAGATGCTTCATTAATTTGAGCATTTTCTAATTTGTAAACCATGGGTTTTGTAGGGTTTGTTTCCATTACAAAATACAGGTTACAGGTTGCAAGTACTGCTCGATTTGATTGACCAAAGTTAATAGCATTATGGTCAGCAGCGGGCAAGCCTACTACTGCGCCATAAGGAGAGTTAGCGTCTGCGTTTGTGCTTCTATAAAATGCTTCAGTACTCCCACCTTCCAGAGTAGTAACAGTTACTACTAGATCTGAAGTTGCGCCCTCTAAAAGGTCAGAATCAAAAGTAATTGTCTCTGAGCCAGTAAACCCTGAACCGCCGTTAAGAACTGTAAGAGTTTTAGTGAGTCCATCTACTGAGTAAGCGAAAGAAGCTCCGGTACCTGCACCGCTAACAGTGCCGTCCTCTGAGTCAAGAATATAAGTACCGTCTACAGTATCTGCACCTCCAGCCGCTGTAGCTTCTGCAATAATTCCTAGGCCCGCTCCGAAAGTGCCGTAAGTATCTGCACCTGCCATAATGTTCCACAGAGCTTCTTCTACTGCGTGATGTTCACTGCCTGTATCATAAGGACGTACATAAGTACTAAAAGACCACTCTGCAGGGGCTAGAGAGTCTGTAAATAGTCGTCGTCCTCGTCGTGAGATACCATCAGGGCCTTGCATTTCGTTAAGAGTAATGTCTGAGGTATTTGTTGCCTGTGAAAAACTAAATCCATCGAGTACTGGAATTTCCCACAGAGTTCCGCTAAATTCCACGTAAAGTTTACTATCACGTGAAAAATATAATGATTGTGCCATAGTCTATCTCCTATGATCTTGAAAGGACTTGAACGTGAACGTTTGTTCGTGTCAGTCGTTTCCTGGGTCTTAGTATCGAACTTGAATCAAAACTTCTGCAACCCCTAGAGGTTCTAGAACTCCTTCGTCGGTATCAATACTAATTATACTAATTTGTTGAGTTGTTTGAGTTTTGCCCTCTCTATCTATATAATCTAGCCTAGAGTTGTCCTCAATAACTGTCTCTAAATCTTCTAGTAAAGTTGCTAGGGCGTCTACGGCTTCATCCTCATTTACATAGCAACGTATAGTAATATTTAAAAATCTATCTTTATAACCTCCGCCTTGGTACTCTCTGCTCTCTGCGCCCGCATTTAAATGAATAGAAGGAAACTGCTCTACTTCGTCCCAAAATTTTAATCGCGGGCTAACTTCTGCTATTTGAGTGTAAAAAGCTCCTGTACCATTTATTTCTGCTATTCTTTCAGCAAGAGCTTTTGTTATTGCTTGTCTTCTGCTGGAATATACTCTACTATTTGGCAGTGACATTTATAGCCTCCTTGTAAAGAATCTTCCCATGCCTTGAGAAGCTGCTATCTCTCTCATAGATCTATCAATTAATCTTCGTGGATCTCTGTCTGGGGATCCTTGGGCGTATCCAGGCTCAAAAGTCTGGTACGGATACTTATCATACGTATACCCAAAACTTGGATAGCCTTTACTTGTTATATTAACATCTAAAACTCTGACACTACTGGCAAATCTACCTGTTTGATAGTTTAATGCCGGACTAGACATATTTTTTTGTAAAACACTCGGTAGATCTCTATTAAAAATACCTAACATAGCTAGCTGATTTGATATTGAAATAGGCGAAGTTCTTCCTTTTGTTGCTAAAGCTGCTCGGGCTCCTCCCCTATTTATTGTTTTTACTTTACTAGATTTGCTAGATTTTGTTGTATCCTTAGATCTACTCTTAGTCCTAGTATTTACATTTTTAATAGTTGTTTTAGCTTTTACATTTTTATTATTCTTTAAAGGCTTTACTATGTTATCAAGTACCAGAGTTTTTGCAATTTTTTCCTTTAGAGTACTAGATCCTTCTAGGTTAAGATAATCTACGTTTGCGAAAGTTTTTTCAAAGGAAGAAATAAAAGCTTCCTGAAGGAGTCTTTCTTCCTTAGAGCCTCTTTTTAAGTTTAACTCTGCAGAAATAGGAGTAAGAAGCATGCTTATTCCAGCTTTTAAGTCTCCGCCCTTTGTTAGTATTTGTTCAGATAATACGACTAAGTTCCATACTAAATCTTTTAGTTTTCCTCTTTGTCCTTTAGTTAGAAAATTTAGTCCGCTATCTACTTCATATATTAAATTTTGTTCAAAAATATTTTTATTTTTTGTGTACTGTTCTACGCTACCAATTAAAGAAAATGCTCCGGCTACCGCGCCTACTATTCCTGAAGCAGCTCCATCCGCTCCGTGGTCTAAATGAGTAGTTCTTCCAAACTCTTTACTATTATAAGAGTCTTCTCGCCCTTTTAAATTATTTACTAGGAAAGATTTATTAAAATCTCCTATCTTTGTCTTTATAGTATCAAATGAGTAAGGCAAATAAAATATAGATCTACCAAATACTAGTCTCTGATCTTTTACTAATTTTTTAAAAAACACATCCTGTAAAGATCCAGAGTCTGGAAAAGGTACCGAAAGCTTTCTAATCTCTTTCTTTAACTCTCTTCTATATTTAGTACCTTCGCTAGTTGTGAGTTGTCTACCTATAGCCGCTTCGAAACCTTTTTGTATTGCATTTGTTTCTTTTGTTTTTAATACTAGACACTGCTGTACTTTAGAAGACTGCAGCAAGGTTCTAGCG